CCCTCATTGCTTCAGCTCTACCATGCATCCATATAAATGTGAATAATTCATCAATAGTTCTAACTGAACGTATTATAATTGATTTCTCTCTAACATACTCTTCCAACTTAGAAATAATTAAAGGTCTTGTTCTTGAAGTAGTTGAAAATCCTGCAACCATTCCTTTATCCTGTGCTCGATATCTATTTGAGAATTGGTGTTCAACATCTACATATTTCAAGTCCTTACTCATATAATATAAGTTAGGATAGTTTCTATCAATCACTTGTTGAATAGTTGCCCAACCAATATTTGCGTTTTCAATTACGAGTAATGCTTGATTATATTCAGTTGCTAATGCAACTAAAAAATTACCAAAATCTTTTGTATCTAGTTTTCCTCTATACTCAGCAACTTGTTCAGAGTCTTCAACATCAATTACATGAGCAGCTGAATAATCCGATGAATCTCCTCTAGAAACATCGGCAACAACCATATATGATTTATTGTAATCTGGGAATTGCCATTTCCATAAGTTTCCATCAAAACCAGTTTTTTCTAAAGGTTCTTGTACATAAGTTTCCTTATAAAATTGAAGTACTTGTGGGTCAATTACCGAATCACCAGAAGATACAAAATCACAATCACATTCTTGTGCTGCTCCTTTTGGTCCTAATAAAACTTCTTGTTCATCTCTCCAATCTTGGTCTCTTTCTGGATGTACACTCCAATGTAGTCTAATATTATTAAATCCATTAGTACCATCTTCAGAACCTACCCAAGTTTTGTGAAAGAAGTTACCTACACCATTTGGAGTAGAAAGAATAATTGCATTACCACCAGTAGATAATGTAGATTGTGCCGATACCCATATCTCTTCAATCTTATCAATGAATGCTGCTTCATCAAATACTAAAAGGGATAGTGCTTCAGAACGACCTGCATCTCCTGCTGCTGATGTTGCTTTTATCTGAGACCCATTTGAGTATCTAAGGGATAGTTTATTATCTTCAATAGTTGTTAACTTTAACCAAGAAGGAAGATAACTATTCATTACTCTAACCTTTGTTACCAAGTTTTTGGCAACTTCTTGTTTTGTTGCAATTACTAAACAATTAAAGTCATCGTTAAACAACATTTTCCATAAAGAGAATCCTGCCGTTAAAGTCGATATACCAGTTTGTCTGGATTTAAGAATGATATTATATCTATGGTCTTTGAACTCATTTAGAGTTTCTTCTTGGAAAGGATATAGGTGAAAAGGAATTTTACCCCTAACAGGATGTTGAATCATACAATATTTACGCATGAAATAGGTTGGGTCAGAAGCACACTTCTGATACTCAATCTTAATTATTTCTTTTAATGATGATTTCTTAGCCAAACTAAATTTATTTTTTTCCTATTTTCCAATACATACCACCAGTAATAAATGGTGCTAATTGTGAGGTATTAGAATTATTCTGAATACCTATACCCAATTGATATAAATTATTCTTTTTATTTTTTAGGATTAACCCAGCTCCAACATTACTGATTATATCTTCTTTGTTGAAACCACCATTCAATCCCCAATAAAATTCATTCTTTGGTAATTCTTTTACAATTGTTGTGTTATACACAGTTGGGATTTGGAAGAACCAATCCACATCTCTTGATTGGATTTGGTTTTGTGAAATGATATCAGTTAGGATACCATATCCTAAAGTTGGATTTGGTTTCTTTCCTAATGAATCAGTAACACCTTTTGGAAAATCATATGTAAGATTAAGTGTATCCTTTACTTCGTACTTTGCGAAATAATCTTCTACAATTTTCAATGTATCAATATCGATAGGAACTTCAACTTCAACAGTTTCAGTTACTACTTTAGTAATGTACTTTGGTACATATGTTGGAACTTTAACTGTTTTCTCTACAACAATAGTATCAACTTTTTGTTCTAACAATTCATAATCTTTACCATCTACATTTACTATTTCTTTTTCCCCTTCTTCACCACCACAACTTCTTAATAACAATACCACACATAGTGCCATTATCATTATTGTTTTCAAATCAAATTTCTTTAACCAACTCATAATTCATAGGTTTTAATTTCTCGTAGGCAGCGTTTCTTTTTTCTATAACTTCGATAAGTTCTTTTTTACCATTTTCTATATCAGACTCTATTTGTTCTCTTAATACTTTAACATCTTCATTAGATGTCCACTTCTCAATAGAACCATCATCATTTACATATTCATGAATATTTTTAACTTCATTCAATGCTTGATTCCACTTTTCTAAAACTTCAGTACCGTGTGCTGCCATATTAGAATATATCTTATACTCATTATAAAATTCCCACATACCATCAAGTTTTATTTGTGTTTCTCTACTTGATAAACAAGCTCCACAAAAACCAGTTTTCTTTATTAGTTTTTTATCGGCATCTGAATATTTTGTGTTTTCACAATTATCCCCCTTACCTTTGGTTTGTTCTTCTAAATATTTTCTAACCTTTGATAACTCCGAAGATGCTTTAGACTGTTTTACTCTACCATATGATTTTTGTTCCCAAACTACACCATTTTCTTCCCATATATCACCAACATTTCTTTTTGTTGTTTCTTTGATATTGGATAATGATATTTGAGTATCTTTATCATACTCACCAGTTTGAATCATGTTAACCAACTTTCTACGAGTTGGGTGCATATATTTTTTATTGAATTTTTTCTCAGTCATAAAATCGTAACTTATATATCTGTATATATAAGTATTAAGTTTTTTACTATTCGTAAAATAAACCGAGAATCTGATTGAGAGGTGCGAATGTTCCTGTTAGTTTGAATGTCTTACCACCATATACAAATACGATTCCCTCATTAGGAACTATCTTATCAGTACCACCAATAGCATTTAACCTTTGTAGTTCTAATTTAAGTTTATTAATTTTCTTAACATCACCTGATTTCTTAACATCTTGGATTGTTTTATCCAATCTCTTTTTCATATCCCTAACCGCTTTATCAGGGTTAGCAGCCAATACTGAACTCATAAATGAAAGTATATCTGCTCCGATACCTAAGAAGATATCTTCGAATGGTCTAATATTATCTTTAGCCATTTTAGCATGGTCATTCTTATCAATTCCCTTTGCCCATTCCAAAGTTTTCTCATCACTAAAATTCTTCTTATCTAATCTAAATGATTTATCATAGAATGCCCATCTCTTAACTAATCCCATTAAAGTTCTATTATCTAACTTAGTTGGAGATTTTTTATTTACAAAATCCATCCAAAATGCTTGATGATAATCAGCAATTCCATCGGTATCTTTTAATTTGAATTTAGATTGTAATTTTGAAATTTTAGAATTGTAAGGACCTTTTAGTTTTCTTAAATCTTTTGATTTAGGTAATTGATTAATTGGAGGACCAGAAATAGTATATGCTGATTGTACATCTGCATTTACTTGTTTAATCATTCCTGCTAACATTCTTGCTGCGTCTTGGTTCTCACCAATTGCAACACCATCTTCATTATACTCCATTGTTCCATGGAATACTAATAGTGCTTGTCCATATGGTATTACATTAACAGAAGTTGGATAGATTACTTCCAAATTCATAAAACATGCTCCTCCTTTGAAAATCTTATCTTTTTGTTTTTCACTCAACTTAGATATTGCTTTCGTTAAATCTTTCATTGCGAAGTTGTATGCCTTTTCCAATTCTCCTCTACCAGCAAACTTCATTGCCACACCATTAATATCTAATGCACCTTCTCCTTTGTTTTTCAAATGTCCTTTGTTTCTTGCCGCAACTAATCTTCCATCTCTCCAACTAACTGCCAATGCTTGACCATCTGTCTTTTCTCTTGCTAAGTCTAAATTTCCTTCTAATGCTTTATTTACAATATCTTTTAATTGCCCAAAGGTTAAATTTATTTCGGTATCGAATGGGTGATTCATATGTCCATAAGCACCTCCTTCCAAAATCAATGATTCAGTAATACCACCACCTAATGCGTATGGTTCATTATACTGAAGTTTTTCTTTATCAAATTTCTTTCTTAGTTTTTTGATTTCCTTATCATGCGTATCCATCCACTTTTGGTCTGGATATCCATGTGGTGCGAGTTCATCCAATTCACTATCTCCTAAACCTTTTCTACTTGGAGTTGATTGTATGTTACTCTTAAACATTACATATTCTTTGAGTGAACTATATTTTATAATTAATTCACCCAAAACCTCAAGTCTACCCATTTCTTCTTGAAAATCAATATCTTTCATATTGAAATTAATTTTTTCATGAGTTTCTTTGAATTCTTCTTTAGCTTGTTCTAAGTCAAATTTACCATTTGATGCTTTTTCATAGTAAGGAAGTTTTACATCAAAATGATGGTGTGTTAATAGTGAATCGCCACCTTTTTCTTTTGCATTACTAGAAATTGTTCCAGCTCCATTTCCTCTACCTTTAGCAAAGTCATTAAAGGGACTGTCAGTATCTTTGTTTTCTTTTATAATTTTATCTTTAATAAGTAAGTTTATTAACTCTAGACCAATATTTTTAGTATTTTCTCCTCTATGCCATTTTCCGTGGTCTTTCATGTATTTATTTGATAAAAATTTTATTTTATCATCATGATTCATTCTATTAACCTTTGCTCTATTTTTATAAACCCATTTTTTGAAATCCATATAAAAGAAATCATTCACACCTTCGAATTTATATTTTGGGTCTGGTGTTTTGAAATCATCTTTTCTCATTATGGTTTTAGCAATCACTTTGTTTGCTTGTTTCATAAATGGAATGTTAAGGTTTGTTCTATTATCTTTTGCTACAATCTGTCCATACAAATTAAGAAAGTTTAAGAAATCTTTTTTCTTTTTTCCTAACCTCTTAAAGAATCCGATTAATTCAGCTTGGGATATTTCTTTTTTATTTCTTGGGTCAGTTAATCTATCGAAGAAATGTTTATCAGTCAGAACCACATCTACTGGATTAAGTTGTTTGTCAGCATACTGGTCAATCTTTTGTAAATCAGCCATAGGGATTTCATCTAACTGAACTTGTATACCTTCTTTTAAGATTCTGAAGTTTACAACTTTTCTACCATTGATTGTTGGCATTCCATGTTCATCCTTACCAATAGTTTTAACAACTGTCTTTTTATTCTTAAATCTACCTGTTAGAATAGTATCACCAACATTTACTGGAAGTTTAATGTCTTCATTAATATTGTTTGATTTTTTCCATGCTTCAAATTTTTCCAAATCATACTCTTTTGATTGATTGTCAAATCCACAATTGTGGCATAAATATTTCTGAGTATCATTTGTTTCTATTTCCCACTGATGGTCGCATTTTTCACAGTTAATTGAAGTATCATTATTTTCTGTTTTTTCATAAGACTCTTCCACTACATTAGTTACTTCTTCTTTTTCTTTATCTAAATCTCGTAATGACTCATCTCTTTCATCTGCCAATTCAATAAAGTCAACTAATGAATATCCAACTAACCCAGATATTCTTGTCACATGCTTGAACCATTTATCATATGCATCTGAACCGTAAAAATCTTTTTGGTTGGTTGCGGTTGTTTTACCAGCAACACCTGCTGGGAATGGAGTTACTGCTTTTACAGGTCCATCGGGATAAATTGGATGTGGGTCTATATCGGTAAGGTCATCACTCATAATTTGTGATAAAACAGTGTATCCTATTTCTTCTGCTCGTTTTTGAGAAACTCTATCGAATGTTGTATAAGATGGAAATAAAAAGTTTGGACCATCATCAACTTCAGATGAACCTAAAACTTGTGAGGCTTCTTTAATTAAATCACCACCCTCAATTATTAACCAATTTTGTAATAGTTCTTCCGAAATACTAAATTCTTCGTTTAATGTATTTGTTATAAAATCAAATATCTTTTTATCAAATTTTGGATATGCTCTTTTTGAAAAGAAATCTTTCTTATCTTCATCTGAACCTGCTGATAATCCATTACGAACTTCAGTTCCACTTATAGGATTAGATTGTTGGGGAGCGATGTAAACATATCCCTTATCTTCATATCCTTCGAAATCTAAGTTATCTTTATAAGGTGTAAAGAACTTACCCCCACTACCTAATCTACCAGCATCTTTCTTACCTACAACAGTAATAAACGCAGTTGTATCTTTATCAAACTTCGTTAGTACCTCAGTTGGTACATAAGGATTTTTTACTTGAAAAATTTTGTTTTTTGGAATCCCAAACATTTTGGTAATAATCATTACCTTTTCTTTGAAGTTGAATGGGGATTTATCATTATCGGTTTTATTGGATGTACCGATATACACATTATCTTTTCCGAACTTTTTTACTAAGTGGGAATAGGTTGCGTAATGACCTTTATGAAAAGGTTGAAAACGACCAGCATAGACTACAACTTTGTTGTCTACACTGCTCGTTTCTCCTAAAATACTTTCTATTAAGAATTGAGATAATTCGTTCATCTGATATAGTACTATTTCCTTTGTACTATATAAATATAGAGTTTTATTCTTTTGGTAATTCAGTTGCTGGAATATCTTGATTCTTTAGTTGTTCCTTCATTTGTTCCAACACTGCAGGGTTATATGTAATAGTGCCCTTTTGTAAATCTAATTGTCCTCTTGGATATTCTTTCTCAAGTGCTGCAATCATCTTTCTCATTTCTTCATTGTCAGATTTGAAGTCATTTTCAAGTTTATCTCTGTCAGAGTGTAATAATTCCAATTCTTCACCTAACTCCTTTTCACGGATGTATAATTGACCGAAACTATTTACTGCTTGATTTAGTTTATTATTTTGGTCTACAATAGGTTTAATAACACCCTCATCTAAGGTAACTGTTACTAATTCAATTTGTTGTTTTTCTTCGTTTGCCATATTACTATAAATTAATTAATTTTTGTTTTTGAATATTCGTATATAAATATATAAATTATAAGTTTTCGTAATCTATTGTTGTAACACCTCGTTTTTGTACAACTTGTGCTGAACATCGATTTCCGAATTGTATTGATTTTGAAATATCATCAGTATCTAAGAACATTTTCACAAATCCTGCTACAAATGTATCACCAGCTCCTGAGATATCCATTATCTCTACTTTTTCGGTTGGATATGATATACCTTTGTACATACACCCATCCTTATCTAATGTAATTATTAACTTTTCTAAAATCCAATCGTTTTTTTCAATAAATTCTTTATTATTTTCAAACTCTGAACGATTTAGTTTTATGAATCGTAAATCCTTACACCAATCCCCTAATTGTTTTTTCGTATCACAAATTACATTTGGGTGTCTGAATGAGATAAAACTAATAACTTCTTCCGTTAAAAACCCTTTATTATAATCAGAGATTACAACCATATCATAATCAGAATAATTAATAGAAAGAAGTTGTGTATCGGTTATTCTATCTATTCGTTCTTCCTCATCTATTCTTAGTAGTAAACTATTTGATGCTTCATGAATGTGTCTTGTCTTTTTTATAGTAGATTCATGTGTAATAAAGTCAACTTCTAATTTTAGTGATGTAAGATTACTCAATACATTCAATCCCATTCCACCATTACTAACTGTCCTTAAAGGAATAAATACAGGAGCAGGTCCTTCTGGTGATAACCTTGGTGTATCTCCATAAATGAAGATATCATCACATTGTTCTCCTATTAATAAAACCTTATTCATTGTTTAATATTTTTGTTGTACTAAAATTATCTATTCTATTAAAATAAACAATTGATTTTGCGTATTGTCCACCTATTATAGATTTATTTTTATAATCAGAACCAATTACAAAGACATCTGGTTCAAATGTTTTTATTAATTGTTCTAGCATTTCAGATGAATCAAATATCACAACTCGTTTAACACCCTTTATTCTTTCTAAGTTGTACTTTCTTTCCTCTTGTGAGTGAAAGGGTCTATCATCACCTTTAAGTTCTTTAACTCGTTTATCAGAGTCTATTCCTACTACCAATAGTTCACCAAAACTAGCTGCGTGTTCTAATAATCTAAAATGAGCATGATGTAAGACATCAAAACAACCATTCACCCAAACTTTTTTCATAAGAACTTTTTTAATTCAGTAATTACCATATTAGAAGTTATTGATTTAGTACACTCAAAATGTCTTTCTGTTCCTTTATGTTCTGGACACCAATTCCAATCTCCTGCATCTAACCTATGTTTATTAAAACACCCACCACATTTATCTTTAGGTGCACCGATTCTTATACAATCTTGCATTTCTGCCCATTTTTCTGAAAACCCACTGATTAAAACTGTCTTTGTTCCTAATGCCCAACTTAACCAACTTAATCCACTACCAATACCAATAAATGCTTTAGATTTTTCCATTTGATTCATAACCGATTGTAAACTTCCCTCTGGGTGTTTTTCGATACCATCTGGGTGGTAGTTACCCATATATCCACTCTCTTCTCGTGAAAGTAATTTTACTTTATACCCTTTATCATTTAACCAATCTACCACATCTTGCCAACCAGTTGGATTATTCCAATATTTTGGTTGTGCAGTTCCATGAAAAGCAATCGTAATTAACTTATCATCTTTTTTAATTTTTTTATTTGAGATTTTAGGTTTTATTTCTACATAATCAAGTCCTAAAATATCAGACCCCATTTTTTGTAAAGGTTGTTCTAAAAAGTTATTTGGATTTAATAAAGGGTTTGGATTATTATTATCAGTATAATAAATTCCTAACTTGTACATAGCATATAGGTTATGTACGGTTGAACCAGGATTTACAAACTTTAGTGTTGGGTAGTGTTCTTCAAATAAATAATTATGAAAAGTTGATACAATTAATTCACAATTATGTTTTTTTCTAAAAGTTTCTATATATGGAAACCATGCTAATGTATCACCAAGTGCTTTTGAATCAAATGCAATAAATACTTTTTTATTTTTTAGATTAATTTTGTGAGTATGAACCAAATCATCACCATGGTAAATATCAATTTTCCAATCTATAAAATATTCATAATTTGATTTAGCCCAATGACCTGCCTTTAATTTGTTTTCGTATAAAGTTTGTCCATTTTTTTGATTTACAAATTTTACTAAATATTCGTTATCACTATTACCAACAACCTCTACATATGGACCATTTACAAAATGAATGTTAAATGTATCACCATCTACACTTGGTAGTTGTTTAATATTATTTTTATTTATTTTTATATTATCGTAAATCATTTATGACCATTTTTTATCGTATAAATCTAAAAGAGAAAAACCATCTGCTTGAAGTGAATATACTTTATTTGTAGTGTATCTTGGTCTTGGGTGTGTGTAAAAAACATGATTAAACCAAAGGTCACCAACATCCCACTCACAATCGTTTATTCTATCAACCCACCAACTTTTTTCTCTATTTGGTATCAGATAACAATGAGCAAGATTTTGATTATGACCTGTCTTTGTAAATAAATCATCTATCACTTCTTTATATTGAGACCCATTATTTGCAAAAGATAAAAAAGGAACTTTATCTCTTTCTGAAATAAAACATGCCTTGTGTACAATATTAGTAAATTCTTCAAGTCCAACACTCAAGTATCCATCTGCTTCAAATATTAATGTATAATCAAAATTTTCAGTATCTATTGTTTCTATTGCGGTTTTATGAGCAAGATAACAACCATAATGTCTACCAGTAATCCAACCCAAACCAGCACCTGGATAAAGTTCACCTGGTTTATTATCTTTACTGAGATGGTCTGGTCTTCTACAAAATTCTTTTGGTGCGAATCCATCATAAACTTCATTTATAATTGGTTCGTAAACCATACCATATCTTTCTAATTGTTTTAATGAGTTATGTGATATAGTTTCTCGTAAGTCATCAGGTCTTGTTAATAAGTGTTTAACTTGAATTCTTGGTTTTCTTCTCATATAAGAATGACCATCAATTGCAACTTGATTATAAAAAAACGTTTCAACTGATTTATTGACCTCATTAAATACATTAAAATCATCACCTGCTATAATTCCACCTGGTTTTATTTTATGATACCATATATTCAGATTTTCTTCTGTTGATTGATAATCAGAATCTATCATCATAAAATCAATAGAGTTATTTTCAAATAATTTTACTGAACTTTCTGAGGTGTCTTTTATAACATTAAATGAATCTTTGTTGTTTGAAATTAATGTGTTATCTATAAAATCACAATAAATGTCTCCATCAAAATCATTTACAATACTTTGTTTAGAGTTTTCTTTATATTCAGAAAAAGTATCAATAGTAGTAAAATTAATATTTTTTTTAGATTTTTTAATTAACTCTGCCATTTTGTTTGATGACTTACCCATCCAAGAACCAAGTTCAACAAATGTAGAATTGTCATTAAACTCATTGACCATTCTTTTGTACACCTTTTCATATGAAAACCAACCAGGAATTTCATTAAACTCTGGTTTAAGTATTTCTATAATTGTCTTTTTTGTTTTTAATAAATCATCATCAATGTAAGTAACCAATGGATTATTATCGTAAGTATCTAAATAAGTCTCTAACTTTCTAAATATTGATTTTAATGAATACTCCAACGCTTCTTTAACTGATAGTGGGTTTAGTTCTAATGTTGAACTAAAATAAAATAAATCGGCTGCTTCGTAAAAACTACTAACATCATCTCGTTCTCCCCAAACAATACAATTATTTGGTTTATTATCCATTAGGGGTTTCCAATAATGTTCAAAGTTTCCTGCTTGGTTACCAATGAAATGAAATTTTATTTTATACTTTTCTAACTGTCTTGCTATTCTAAAAATTTCACTTTGGTTTTTACCAGGTGTAAATAAACCAACCATGATTACATGCTTCCAATCATGCTCAAGATTTAATTCTTTTTTTGCTTTAGATTGATTTTTTTTCTTTTTTATAATTGGATATTCCCAAACATCGGTGTCTATATTCAAATGTTCAAATTGTCTTCTACTCCACTCAGACACTAAAACATATTTGTCTGCATGAAATCTTATTTCATTTGGATTTGTTTTTGAACCATGTGTGGTTACAACTATTTTATAATCTCTTTTTTTATTATTAAATATTTTTTCTAAAGAGTTATGTGGAAGATAATGTTCTGGTATTTCTTGAAAATGAATAATGTCTGGAGTTTGACTTTCTATAATAGATTCTATTTCAGATTTGTCATCACCCAACGTATGTAATTTAACCAAACTATTTATTTGATTTTTTTGAACTACAAACGCATTTCCTGAATGATTGTTGACTTCTACTACTTGTATATGAAAATCATCTACAAAGTTTTCTATTTGTCTTAAAAGATATTGTGGCATCCCTCCCGTAGATAAATGGGGGGCAATATATAGTAACTTTTTTTTATCCATAACAAATTTATTTATAGTGTAAATACACTACAATACAAATATACGAAAAAATTATTTGAATACCAAATATTTTAGAAAATAATAATTCCTTTTTCTAAATCAATTTGTCCATTAGGATATTTTTTATCAATCTCACCTAATTCAAGATTCATTTCGTTGATTGACTTATCTAATCTTAATCCAAATTCATCTTCCTTTGAATCCAACTCATCAAGACTTTTTTCAAATTGTCTTCTCTGAACTGCTAATTGACCTAGTGCAATTACAAGATTGTTTTGTTCATCTTGAATTCCTTTTAGTTTTTCAACTAATGATTGTTCTAATTGTTCTGTTTTTTGTTCCATGTTAAATCCACTTTATGTATACATATATAAGTATATACTTTTTTTATTTAACGAAAATTATTCTGGTTTTGTTGGGAGTGTATATGGTGGAGTTTGTGAAGTTATATCTCTCAAGTCTTGTCTATATTGAACCCACTCATCTAATTTAGAACCAGTAATAGGAGAATGTGGTAGTAGCACCCAATCTGATTTTATTAATAAATTATCTCGTTCTCTTCGAATATTATTTAATTCAAATTGAGTTTCTTCTTCGGATGTGTATGGTACATTTGTATGTACACTATCAATAACTCTACATCTTGTACTTAATGCTTCTTGCCACTCATCATAAGTTAATTCTATATATGGTGTAGTATATGAACCACTATCAGGCCATATATCACTTGCATAAAATGATTTATAATTACCACTCCCACTATCGTAATGTCCAAAATATTGTACTTCCATAATTTATTTTTTTAATGTCCCCATGCCATCCAAAATCCGTTTGAACCATCTAAAATCAAATCACACCCATCTCTATCAATGTTATAAACATGATTGAACCCTCTACTACCATCAGAACTTCTAACCGTAGAACAAACTACCGAAGAAACTGAATTTGGAAATTGTACTGGGAATGAAACGGTCTTTGGGTCAGAACCATCATTAATACTACCCCATTGACAAATTACACCACCTGGTAATTTTACATAACTGCTGTTAGTAGTCACAGAAGTGACACCTGTTGTTCCTGTTATAGAATTAACTTTTGAAACTGCCAGTCCACTAATATCCATACCATTAAGATAACTCCATTTATTACCAGATTTACCCAATGCAAATGGTCTATAAACTCCATCAGTTGCACTTATACTATTAGCACTAGCTACATCAGGGTTCATTGGTAATATGTTACCCATTGCAAATATTGCTTGTGCATTAGTATCGTTGTAGTCTGAGTTTGCTGGGTCAGTAGAAAATGCTCTTGATGTAATTTCTAAATGACCATCACCTACTTCTAATAATTTTGTGGCAGTATCGGTCACCGGTCTTCTACTTATTCTAACAAATCTATCATCATTCGATACAACTTGGAATCCACCTGCGGTTAATTCAATAAAGTTTGCTTCATATGCCGTTTGAACCGAACTATCTAAAGAAGAACCAAAGAATGTATCTATAATTCCCGATGATTCGGTCATGGCAAAGTTATTGGTATTGTTTGTATAACTTATTGTAACAGCACCCATATTAGTAATACTTATGTCTTTTGAACTTTGAGCCAATAAATACAATCTATATCTTAACTTTGCATTGGTAGTGGTTGCCGATATTGTTAAATTTTTATCAACAGTTGCTCCCGAATCTGTACCATCTGTACCATTTGTGGAAGCATTTATTGGTTGATATTGCCAACCCAGACTCCCAATAATATTGTGAGAAATAATATCATTTGAAAGGTAATTTACATATTGAGGAATAGAGAATGTGATTACTTCTTCTTCCCTTTCAATTCTTTCAACTTTATCTACAACTACTTCTTTTTTTGAATCACCATCTTTTATCCAAATTTTAGTTTGACCCTCTACAATATGAGGAACCGTTACCTGACCTGAGTTTGTTTCATTACCAAATAACCAAAAACCGTGAGAATCAGATACTTCTATTTCTTTATCACCTACGGTTACTCTGTAAACTTCATCTACATTTCTTTTGTGAATCTTAGATAATCTTGCAGATACCCATTTTTTCGTTTCACTATCCCATGATAAAATTTTATCATCCATAGTAACATCTTTTGCTAACTTTGTAGTACCATCTTCCAAAGTAATTTTAGTATTACCAACTACCGAAATAAATCCACCTTCAACCGCAACATAATTTTCCCATAAGTCAGTATCTCCTCTCGATGATGCACCAGCTAACAATGTACTTCCGATAACAGCATCACTATTATTTTTATCTATAACTTCTAAATAAAAATATGCTTGTAATCTACCAGAATCAGGACCACCATATACATAAAATCCGTTTTGTAGGTCATTCTCTCCATGAGTCTGACCTGTATATGAAGGAGAGTAGTTTGGATAAACAATTGTACCCGTACCTGAATCTGCGATATCATCGTGTCGTATTGTTAAGTTAGGAACTGTAATATCTCCTAATGTAAAAGTACCAGCACTTACCTGAAAATTATCAGTTGAATCTGCGGTGTATATGTTTGTACTCCCATTAGTTCCCCCATTACTCGTTACATTGGTTGAGGTAAAAGATGGAGTAGATGACCAAGTGATACTATCCGCAGCAGCTTCAGTTGAACTTAACGTATTCCTTGGTGCTATCATAATTTTCTTATCACCATTCTCAAACATTTGAATTTCAGGTAAACCAGTAATAGAACCTGGGTCAAATATTATTTCAGAATCTTCATCTCTTAATGTTTTGGTATCTCCATCAATAACCCAATCACCAATTCTACCTTCACCTGCTTCAACGGCTCCAGAAATATATGCAAGAGATGCGGACATTAGACCTCCGGCACTAACTGTAAAGTTATAATTGTTTACATTTGCTGTGTTTCTACCTACTCTTAATGCAGCACCTTCAATAATAGAACCACTACCAACTAAAGATGCGTCTGAGAACTCAATGGAACCTGATTGATAAAACATGAAAGTAGAACCACTAACCATAGACATAACAGGATTACCTGCGTTAAATCCAAAGTACATACCATCTGCTAAGAATCCTTGAGACACACCTTGTCCGATTGAAATATATGGATTTTCATTATTGGGTGCATCCGCATTTAAGGCAATAACTGCGGAAGCATTTTCTTCTCCAATGTTAATTGTTTGGTCTACATAAACTTCTTGAGCTAGAAGAATATCAGTTGCTACCGATTCAAATTGTGCTCCAAATGTAGTCCACAATCCAGATGGAGATGTTGGTGAACTATATACAGTCCATGATGCGTTTACATCTGGAAAGGCAGATGCTGGTGATACCGTTCCACTTAAATTTATATAATAATTACTGCTATACTGAACTACACTATATTGGTTATAAAAAGTACCATTATTGTAAGTACCTTCCCAAGTTGTTGATTGTGCCGATATGTAATAATTAGAACCACTCTTAACAACATCCTTTCTTTCCGTTGTTGAAAAGAAATCTTTTTCAGCATCCCAAACACCTCTATAAACAACACCAGCTCCAGGTGAACCAGGAGCACCAGTTGCCCCAGAGGAACCAGCAGTTCCAGCAGTTCCCGAAGTACCATCGACACCAGCTGGTGCTCGTGTAAATGATTGTTTCTTAACAAGTCTAACAATATCACCATTTGCTTTTTTATGTTTTAGTACATGATTGATAAATCCATTGGCTGTACTAAAGTTTGTTAAATTTCCTATTGTACCCGTTGTAGTACCACCTCCACCAATTGTTGGAAATTGTCCACCAGAAAATCCTTTGAATAATGATGCTTCAATTGTGAATTCAGAATTATTCAATGCCGAAGGATTACTTGTACGAATTTGATAACTAGTATCACCATCAAATGCACAAAAATCAAATAAGATACCAGATTGACCTTGTCCACTAATTTCGTATTCAGCTGAAAGTACTACTTCCCAATTTGAACCACCTGTATTATTGATAGCTTTAACTTTTGCGAAATCGAATCCACTTTGTACATTAACTCCCTCGGATTGAAAACCACCATCACCATCAACATCATTTACCCAAAGAATTCCTAACTCCGCA